AAACATTTTTCCCAAATTATCTTAGAATATATAGATAGGAACGAGTTTAGAACTATACACGACAAAGCACGTTCTTTAGCTATTGCTGAATTAGAAAAGATAACATGACACCAAAACAAAGTCGTAAGTCAGAACGTAAGCTTAATAAGCTTAGAGAAAACAAGCTTGAAGAGTTAGCAAAAAAATTAGATTCTGATATTAGGGGTTACGATCATATCGTTGAATATGCAGACAACCATACTGCAAGTCTTCGTAGCGATTGGGTTGATGAGAATATTAGAACTATTATTATGAAACATAACTACAAAGTAAATCAGGTGAATAAAATGTTAATTAGAGATTTTTCTGATAAAGAGCAGGAGGTAGCAGAAAATGAAATCGAATAATTTTCCTGATAAAGAAATACTGGCAATGACACCTGATATGGAAGGTGTTACTAGACCAGAAAAAGATAAAAAAACTAAAAAATTTACTTTTATTGTTAAAGGAGTTGGAATCGGAACTGCACCTATGAAAATATCTACATATGCAGAAACACAAGCTAAAGCTGCTAAATATATTAAGGCTAGATGGAAAGATTGTAGTTACGAATTGATATAAAAAAGTAAAAAAATCTTGTATGTCACACATTTAGCCTGCAAAGGTAATTTTGGAGTCCAGCCAATATATTATGGTCTTACATATAAATTTAAAGGTTGGTTTTATGACGGAAAAACTGTCTATCTCAGCAGAACATTTGAGACACGATCAGAAGCACAGGCAGCAGCAGAAAAACTTAGGAGAGATTGTATGTTGCGGTAATCATGTATTTAGGGTTATAAATGGTAGAAGATACTGGCTCAGCCCTCCACCTGATGATTACGAAGCATAAATTTAGTAATGGCTTCTCTTAGATACCATGCTGGTCGCATGGTTCTGTATGAAGAAGAGCCAACAGTATGGCGAGTAAAAATAAAAACTAAACAAGGTAAATTAAATTTACCCTTAAAAGCTAAAGAATTAGAACCTGCACTTATAGAAGCAGAATATCTATATGCAGATGCAAGATGTATGAGTAGAGATCATCCTCTATGTATTGATTGCATACATCACCTAGTTATAAAAGCAGAATGTGGCCTTGGTATGCCAGAAGGTAAAGCTAGTGGGGGAGTCTGGGCGAAGGATTGTGCTTACTTTTGGGAGAAGAAGATTTAGGATCTATTTTGTCTATATGATCGCCTGCTTGGTTTATTATCTTTACTAATCTAAAATTTTCTTTTGCAAAAGCACTTATAAGATCTGGTATATCATTAGGATCTAGCGTTTCTATAACATGACGTAAAAATATCTCAACTTGTAATTCCTCTTCTAGCGTAACGTCAGCTAAAACCCAAGGCTCAACTTTTCGCCTTTTTTTTGCTTGTTTGTTAAACCAGTTTGACCAAGGCATTACAAGTTTCATTACAAGTCCCTCCAACCACACACTAGCGTACTGGTCTTATAAGGCAACAAAGCTATACTTAGCTTAGTTACACTTACACACTATGCCCGGCCATTACGGAACAGGAATGAAAAAGAAAAAGAAAAAGAAAGGCGGTAAAAAGTAATTATCTGCCCGGAAACAAAGCTTTTTCTAGCATATCGCAAAGGCGATCATCTACTGTGTTATCACTTTTTTTGACCATAGCTCGTACTATATCTAGTGCGAGTTTTTTTATTGCTTTCCCACGAAGGAAGGCAAAAAGAATAGGCTCAATAACTTTTAGCATTGTTTTTATTTTGTTGCTACGTTTATAGTAGCTCACTCCTCACACTTAGAGCTATAGCCTCTTCTGCTGGTCATAAAGGAAGAGGCTATCTTCTTGGCTTAATTTCTGCAACAGCAAGCTCTACTTCCTTTAACCTGTGAAATACCTCTTTCATGTCATCGTGCATATCATCTATTTTTGTAGTTAATAATTCTATGGCTGTTGTATTTCGCACGAGATCATCTCTTGATTGCCTGCCTCTATAAGATACTGATCCCACAGATACAAAACAAGCTGTCATCATAGCTCCACCTACTGCTGCTATTACCTCTACCACTTTACGAGTCCTCAATATATGTCTATTATACAGAAAAAGGCTATGACAGAACAGAAAAAGAAAAATGCTTTTCAAAAGTTAAAAGAAGGTCTAGACGATAAAGAAGAACAACTTGCTATTATCAGTCTTTTCGTAAGGCTTGGAGTAGTTGTTTGGAGTGGATTTATAGTAACACTTAACTACATATCTATTCCGGGTTACAGTTCAGAGCCAAAAGATATTACATTTCCAGCCTCGCTATTAACAGGCGCACTTGCCACGTTTGGTCTTGAGGGGTCAAAAAAACGTAGTGAGAAAGACAGCAAAGTTGCGGAAAGCGAAGGTATGGTTCAGACTATAAGGGTAATAACACCTATCAAAATTGAAGGTGCTGAAGTAATCGACCCAAAATCTAAAAAATGAAAAGACTTCTTCCGTTTTTGTTTCTTGTATCAGCACCAGCATATGCTGATATAACATCTCAAATCAGTTCTAGCGTAAAACTAGAAGTTGCTGCTGCTGGAACTACTGCTGATCGAATTGGTAATTCATATTCTGTTTCTGGAACAGGAGTTAATACAACAGACGGAACAACTGCTGGTAGTGTTGGCGGTCTGGGAGCAGCTACCAATGGTGTAAACGCTTATACACCAATTACAGCCAGCCAGTTGACTGATGGAGAGAGCTTCACCTACACAGTTTCACACACAACTGGCGATACTATTGCGACATCTCTAACTGTTGGTGAGGTAAGTCCTTTTGGAGACTTAACTAGCACTTCGGGAGGTACAGCCACTAACCTAGCTGGTACTGTTGATAATCATGTAATCACAATAACAGCAGGGTCGGCTGGTACTACAGCCACAGGTTCTTATGTCACTTCTGTAACTGTGGACTGATATGAAATATGCGAAAGCTTTTATTGCTATTTTTTATATATGCTTCACCAGCTAACGCTAATATTGTGCCAAACTTTACAACCGGCACAATGTCCTCAACTACTAATACCCAAACTACAATTACAGAATCGGTCACTAGCAAAGATTATAAAACTGGCTATGAATATACAGTTACAGGTACAGGTATTTCTGCGTCAGGAGATATTTCCCCAGATGCAGTTAGCGTTACAGGAACAGTAGGAGGTCAAACATATACATGGAAAGGAGCAGATATGACAACAAAACCAGATTGGACTCTTACAAATCCAACATCAGGAGATGCCTTTCAATTTACAGAAACATATTCAGCCCCCGGTCTTCAGAACGTCACAACCATAAATCGCACCATCGAAACGGAATCCGTAGTTACCACTACCTCTGTCTTTCAATAGCTTTTTTACCAGCAAGTGCTTTAGCTAATGCTGTTAGTCAAAGCAATAGTGGATCTGTGACCAACCAAAACTGGAATGTAAATAACGGAAGCTTTCACACTAATCAATTTGGTGGAGGTGTTGTATGTCAAGGAGCAATGATGACTATAACTCCGTTTACTACATTTAATTCAAATTTTAGAAAACCATATCGAGATTACTATTACACTCCTGTTTATGATGAAACAGATATTGTTGGCGACTTTGATGATGATGGTAATGCTATAGGAGATGGAACACCTGATAACCCCGGAGATATTTTGTATTATCAACAAAATTATTCTGGAACAAATAAAGACAGCTTTGCACTTGGAACAGGTATTACCTTAAATTTCAGTATTCCATTAGATCGTCAATACACAAGAAAATGCAAAGAAGCAGCGCAAGTGCAGAATGATATAAACAAACAAAAACTTAAAAATTTAGAGCTTGATTGGCATATGGCAAGATTACGTCATTGCGGAGAAAAAAGAATAGCTGGCATAAGATTTAAAAAAGATAGCCCATATTACGATTTATGCTCAGATATTGAGATAGTTCCTAAAGCTAATCAAGTCTTGCCTCATACACACAAAATTGACGTAAAACAATAAAAAAAGTCCCTTCAAAATCGTCTGTAAGGGGCTTGTAAAAAAGTCTGCTTATGTTTATACCTTCAAAAAGTGAGCAACTGACGCTCTGAAAGTGAGGAGGTGGAACTTAATCCACTCTGTATCAGGTCTGGTTGCTTAATGTATATATTAGTTTATTTTTTCTTCTTTGTCAGTTTTGTCATAACTTGCTTAACAAGAGGTTTTACTAACTGTAAAACAAGCGGAGCAGAAGCACCGACCAAAGCAAGACTAAAAACACCAACAAATTGATTAGCAGAAGGGATGTATTGATCTTTGAAGGGTACGTCTTCATAAAGAGTTATGCACTCTGTCCCATCTAAACGATGTCCTACAACTATTTCCAGCTTCTTTGCATTTCTGTAATCGCCCCTGCGCTGGTCTTTTGAGCTTGGACACTCTGGGATTACTATCTTTTTCTTTTCTTTTGGAATTTCTGGTTTTACTGTTGGTGAATCTATTGTTTCATTTTCTTCTGATCTTTTTTCTTCTTCTTTTGATTCAACAATATCTATTCTTCTTCTGTCATATAACATTGGTTGGAACGTAGGCATTGATCCGTAAGGGCAAGAAATCATTGTTCCTGTTGGATCATCATCATATAAAGCAGTATTTTTAGGAGAAGCATCTCTGTGATACCTTACACAGCCCGGTAATTTTATAGATGGGGGAGGTACATTTAATACTTGATAGGGAATATGTAATGGTAAATCTATTTTTATTTCTGGTATGGAAATATCAGGTATTTCAATCGTAGGCATTTCTTGGTAGATATATCTCTACTAAACTAAAACATTTAGGGCAGGATAAATTTGTGACCATAGAATACTCTGTACTTTCTTCCAAGTCTTCATCACCACCCCAAATTAATTCTGATTTGCAATGCCAACAATTCATTTTTTAAATGGAATTGGCAATGATTTACCTGTTGTACTTGGTAAAGCATTACCTAAAACATCAGGCATAAGTCCCTGCACGTTTTCAAGAACTTGATTCATCATCTTTGCTTTGAATTGCTCTGAAGTTACATACTTATATGTAAAGAATCCACCGCCCAAAATGCCTAGCACTAGAACTGTAGATAAGATGGAAAGATAATTACAAATTTTTTGAAACATGATTAAAGAAGCATTAATTAAAGCTTTAGCACCTATTTCTCTGATGG